TATTTATAAGCATTAATTTTAACTAGGAATTTCTTCATTCTCCACCTTTATTTTGTAATTGTGGCGGAACAATGTCCCGCCACAAAAATTATTATTTACTACGTTGCGTTTGACCCGAAGGCACCTCTAGGATCAGAGAATCCGAAAACGTATCTCTCTCTAGCTTTGTACCTTACGTTGCCTGTATCAAAGTCACCTTCCATCTTAGTAGTGATAGGTGCTCTTTCGAAATGTTTCATCCCATTAGGAACATCTGTTTTAATGAACCATTTTTTTGCTGCTGTTAAGTAGTGGTTAACTGCGTATCCTTGCGGAAGCATTCCCATACTTTTCACAGCATTAATGTCATTGTCAGCTGTACCTGTTCTACCTTCAGATTTCATCAATCTTTCAGCAGTAAATTGAAGCGCAGAAGGAATTATCATTTTAGTTCCTTGAGCTGCAATTTTTAGGCCTCTTTCATCAGTGAACGCTGCGATGTTTATTAGCGCCTCTTCTAATGAAGTTTCGTTAAGTTCAGCAGGAGTATTTAACTCATTTGAAAACGAACCAGCTAAAGTAGGGTGTTCTGTGTCGAACAATGCTTTGCCATCACCACCAGCATAAGCTGCTGTGAATCCGTTATTCAATACTGCTGCGCCTTTGATATTCTTAGTAGACGCCATAGATCTTGCTAAAGCTTTTGTATATCTAGACGCAAGTCTGTCATACAAGTTATCTTCAATAGCTTCTTCTGTTATAGCGAATGCTAATGCAATCGTTTCGTTAGTGTATCTCGCCGTAAAAGTTTCCTGAGCATCGTCGAAAGCTATACCTTGTCCTTCAGGTTTAACTGACGCATTACCGAAACCAGATAACATTACTTCCTCTTCGAAAGCTCTGTCAGATGATTCAGTGTCGAAAATCTCATTCCACTCATTAGCGTATTGTTTATACTCAAGTCCGAATAGTGCATTCAAACCTGGCTCTAGTTCTTTAACTAGTTGTGCTCTTGATATTGCCATTTTTTATCTCCTATTCTATGACTATGCTAAGTAAGCGTTTGATTGTGGGTTGTAAGAGATAATAATATCTGCACCAGCTGCTGTTAAATCACTTTGATTTGCAACATTTGCTGATCTTACAAGTTTCCACATATAGTTTGCTACACCAGTAGTTGCGACTCCGCTGATATCTAGTGTACAATCCGATTGACCATCTACGCCTGCTCCAGCATCATTTAAGTTGAAGCCTTCGTTAGTCAATGTATTGAAACTACCTACCACTACTGCTGCGTCTGCTCTCGCTGTATACTCTTGTTGTGGATTAGTATTTACAAAAGCAATGATATCATTACTACCTGTATTGTAATCTACACTTGAAGTTTGAGCTGCAGCCAAACCATTAGTCCAAGTTGGTTTTCCATTTGAATCAACAAAAGTTGCTCCATTGAAAACACCTAAACTAGGGTTAGTGTTGGGTGTGTTATGGGCCCACGTATTACCACCAACAATACCATCTGTCATTAGGGCAGCTGTTTGATCTTGAACATATCCAAGAGTTCCAGCTCCACCTGCTGCAGTTTGCATTGCTACGGGAGCACCTTTAAAAATAGCGATAGTAGCTCCAGGAGCTGCTCCGCCTTGGACTTTGAACTCAGACTGACCGCCTGTAGCTGGAGTATTTCCAACTGTCATAGCTTGTCTGCATCCATAGCCCACTGTGCTGTTATTTGCCATATTTGTTTCCTTTTTATGTACCTGCCCCGTGAGGGGCCTCCAGTACGGTTTATATTAATTCGTTGGTTTAGGAATTACTAAATAATTAGCTTTTCTTTGTACCACCGAAGGTTACACGAGTATCGTTCTCTTTCGAGAATCTCATACTTGGGTGCTGTTCCTTCATAAGATTGTTATCTACTGCTTCTTCTTTTGATTTGTTCTGACTTTCGTAGTACTTATCAATTTGAAGCGCAATCTCCTCTGGTATCCTCGCCAGCAATAGGCCACCTACCCCGATAACTCCTGCGTATCTGCCTTCGCTCATCGATGGAAAATCTGAGTCTGGATATTCATCAGCTCTCACTAATTCATATCCCTCTCGGATATTTTTAGCAATATTGGACGTATCTTGATGTCCTAATATTTCTGCTCTTATCCATTGATGTCTAAAGCCTTTTGGCGCAGGCGGTGCATCAAGTGAAGTGGGTGGAGTCCAAACTTTTTTAGCTTCTGCTTTAGTTCTAGTTTGACTCGCACGTGAAGTTTTTATTTTTTCGTTTTCCATATGCCTATACTCCTTCCGTGATATTTAATTGTTTTGCATAATCTTCTAGTGGCACTCCTAATCTTTTAGCAATTGCTACCTGTGATTGAGTGAGTTTCACAGTTTTTCTGCGTCCTGTTGAGCTAGAACGTTTAGCTGAGGCTACATTCTGAGCAGGTTTTGCTCTTTCTGTAGAATTACTTTCCATCTTACCAAATTTATGCGGAAATTCAAGTCTTATTCTTTTATCAACTTCCTCATAATATTCGTTACTTTGTGGGTCATAACCTTCTTTTTCCACTAAGGTTTTGTGAATGTCAAAAGCCGTGTAAGTCATAGCCGAATCATTACCAAACCACGAGTTTTTAGCAGCCCAGTCTTCAGCTCTAGGATCAGTCCTAGCTGTAGGAGCCGTTCTTTGTGGTGTAATATTTACGTCTCTTTCACGCTCTTTTGGTTTGTTCTCGTTCGCAACTTTAATAGAATTTAGTCTTGCTTCATCCATTGTTAGAGCAGCTAATTGCTTTTGAGCAGCAACTTGCGCCTCAACATCTTGAGATTCAATAGCATTTTTAAGAGCTAATTGAGCTGCAGCCATACTAGTCTTAACTCTATTTTCAAATTCTGAAACATAAGAATTATCTATTTTAGATAATCTTTTTTCCATTTCAGTATTTTGATTTTGAACATTTTGAGCATAAGTAACAGCTTCTTCTCGCTGTCTTTCTGCTTCTCTCATTTTACGAGTTAGTTTAGCAATTCTTTTTTGAACGCCTTCGCTATATTCTTTTAACTCGTCTTTTTCTTCTTTTTTATCAAGTTTAGTTTCTCTTTCATTCTCATAAGTTTTATCTTGAGAATCATCAACTTTCTCAACTTCAATCTTCTCTTCCTTAGGTGCTTCAACTTTTTCTGGTTCACCTTTATCATCTAAATTAATTTCAGTTGGCTGTTGATCAGCTTCACCTACATCAATAAGATCACCTGCTTTTTTTTCTTCTTCTGGCATAGTTCCTTCCTATGTTATATGTAATGAAGAACTGATTCAGGATCTTTAATGGTCCCTAACACTTCATCATCGTTTATTATTCGCACTTCTCCACCTTCAATCGGTAAACGCGAACCAGCATATCTGGCGAACATTACCCAATCTCCTACCTTACACCAAGGTTTATCAAATTTATCTTTGTCCTTGTATGCAAGATCTCCCATTTTTAAAACATAACCACAAGTAGTTGCAATTCTAGCTTTGTCTAATTGTTCTTGGGAAAATAAAATTCCACCTTTAGTTTTTTCTTTGGGTGTAAATGGTAATAGCAATAATCTATAACCAGATGGTTCTGGTAATTGATCAGCTACTTCTTGAATATTGTTTTCGTCTAATCTTTTAACGTGAGATTCTTCTTCTTTATATTTTTCTTGTAAGGCGTTCCTATGTTTTGGAACTTCCTTTTCCGGTGATGTCGATAACGTTTCCGTCATTTTGCTCCTTATCCTCTTTTAGCAGGTTAGAGATTTCCTGTTTAATTATTTGATAGGCTTGTGCCTGTCCTAGTAAATACTTGTATTTCTCCATATTGTCAACCCCACCTGTCATCATAGCGTCACCAATTTGTTGAAGAGTAGCATCTATTCTCTTTTTTAATTTATATGTTACTTCTAAATCATCCATTATTTTTTCTTCTTTCCTTTTTTCTTAACTGGTTTACTGCCATACTTTTTAGTCCATTTTTTAGCAATAGCAGGTTCATTCTTAAATAAATAACGTCTTTGTTTTTCTGATCTAAACGGCATTAATTAAACTCCTTTAATACTTTTAATTTATCTTCTGCTTCTGCAATCTTATTTATAAGTTTATCTATTTCATCTAAATGCTGAGGATGTTCTCCAATACCCACAGAATTTTCTAAATAAATTTTAAGGGTTGCTTCTGCTGCAGAAATATCAGCTTCGTATTTATCTTCTAATGCTTGTAATAAAGCTTCTTTTAACATTTCCATCTTCTACGTGCCTGACGGATACGAGAATTTGGATCGTTACGAGTTTTTGCTGAAGATCTTCTAAGTTGGCCTGCGCTTCTTGCACAGTACGACTTACGTCGATTTGCAGCTTTTGATCCTGATTTTACTTTACCAGTCACGGCTGTTTTTAGTTTTGAACCGGGATTTGCTCTTCTATAGGCAGCGACACCGGCTCGTGTCATACCTGCTCCAGACTTTGTAGGTCTGTAGTTTTTTTTATTTCGAGATATAGCTGTCTCAGCCATTATTTTTTCTTAGCTGTTTTTGCCGCTCGTTTAAATTGTTTTGCAGTTGGAGCACCTTTACTCCCAGGCTTACGCATTTTTTCTTTGCTACCTGCTTTAATTCTTTTACGCTTTGCGTGTATATTTGCATATAGACCACGTTTACTCATTGCACTCACATCTCTTTCCAAATAGTTTAGTAACTATTTTTTTCCACCACTTTTTTAACATTATCTTACTTCTTTACCGAATCCTCTTTTAGCACAGCCTCTAGACTTTACTCTGCCGCCGTGTTTGTAACCTTTGTTTAGTTCGCCGACAACTCTTCTTTTTTCAGCTCTTCTATTAGGGTTCATTTTTTCAGCGTCAATTCTACCGACTTCTTCTAAAAGATTCATTCTTCCTGTGTTAGGCATATTATCCTCTTTTCTTAGCCATCTTTTTAAAAGTTTTGGCTAGGTTATATCTTTTTGATCCTGGGGGACAAGATTTGCTTCCAAATTTTTTGCCCGTGCAGGGTTTATCTTTTCTCATTCCTTTAACCGCTTTTTGAATCCACTTACCATCTTTAGCTGCAACTCTTCCACCACCTCTAAGAGCTACTCCCATTCCTCTACCACCTTTAACTACACCACCACCTCTGTAAACACTTTTTCGTGTTTTCATTGGATGGGCTGATCGTGAATCAAAATATTCTGGCATTATCTATTTATCTTTCCAGATTTTTTAGCTTTAGAACCAAATTTTCCGTAAGACTCATCTCTGCTAGCTTTTAACTGTGCAGGAGTTCTTTTCTTTCTGATTCTCATAGCGATAGATTCATCTTTTCTATCTTTGTAACCTTGTTTTTTCTTTTTTGTAGATCCACCTTTTCCGTATGGAAATCTAACATTTGATCTTACTCCGTTTTGTCTCATAATATTTTCTCCTAATTAAGTTTATTATAACTTATCCTAATAGACAAGTCTATTTTTTTCCAGCTCCGTTCCTGAAGATCTGAGTTCCCTTTATACCAAAAACGCTCGCCACGACAAGAATCCATAAATTTGTAAACCAAGTCGGCAATGACTGGAAATGCTCGAAAAAGATTTTTATCTTGTCCATAGCGGCCGGATCCTCTGACCAGACCCCATATGCAAGCACCAAAATGGGCAACGTAAGAATCGCCAAAATTACCTCGTCCTTATAGTCTGTTTGACGAGCTTCTAAAAGCTTTCCCTGGTAAGCTTCCTCACCTCGAGCTTGTCGCTCGGCGTGCAATAGCTGTGCATCAGACATTGCAACTTTTGCCCTCTGCTTGTTAGCATAAATTTTACTTCCAGCAGAAACGGCTAATTTAATTGCCGATAACCACATACTAATACCAAGTTGCTTTAACGGGTTTCTTGTCAGCTCTCATAGCTTTTGTGCCTTTGACAGTTACCGTTTGAGATTCTTGGATATTAGGAACTTCTTTTGAGATATTAACGCCACCTGTTAGGTAACCGTCTTTACCAACGCCAATACATTTTGTAGTTTTAACGTCTTTGTTCATAAAAGTTTGTCCTCTTTGCCAATCTTTGCCCATAGTTTACTCCTTATGTTGTTTATACCTATTTTTTTTTAAAATTTCTACCAAAATCGTGTCTTTTACTTTGGTCAGCCATTTGTTGCTTCGCTAATGACACTCCAGCACGTAATTGAGCTAATTCTTCGTTTTGTGCTAGCTTATCTTCGTGTTGTTCTTGATTCATTAGTGCTTTCATCTTATCAAGATTGATTCTTTCTTCTCCTTCTTCCTCTTTTCGCTCATTTTCCATAGCTCTTAGGTCAACTTCTCTTGATTTGATCTTCAATAATGGATCACCAGCAAATTCTCCAGTAATTTGTTCTTCTTCTTTAGCATAATCTTCTTGCATTTCAGCAATTAGTTGCGCTTTTCTAGCTTCAATTTGGTTTGTTATCTGTTGAACTCGTTGTTGTTGCTGTTGCATCTGTGGATTTTGCATCATTCCTTGTGCCATAGCTGGATTCATTCCACCCATTTGTTGCATTTGTTGTTGTATCATTTGTAATTCTTGTAATTCTTCTACAAATTCTATTTGAACTTGTTCTTGTGCCATCAAACTGATGTGTTCTAAAATATTTTTTTGTATTGCAGCCATAACCATAGGATTATTTTGTACCATATTTAATCTCATAAAATTTAAGTGAGCATCAATGTGAGCTTTGTGGTCTTGACCTGGAAAAGCTTGAAATGGTTTTTGTGACATTGCCATAATATGCTCTAACGCAGGATCCATTGGTATTGGTTGTGGAGGTGGTGGTAAAATTGCATTTACATTTTTCACCCCCAGCGCATCATACATAGATCTATATGCTTGATATAGGTTATGCATCTGAGGATTTGATTGCGCTAGTTGTAATTGACTTTGCGCTAAAGATATTCTCTGCGTTTGAGAAAATATATTAGGATCAGCAACTGGTAGAATATCTATTCTATCATCAAAGTCTTGCATTTTAACTTCTCTCGTTGCACCAGGTACATCATAAGGATAAACCGGTGGAAGATAAGTTTTAAATACTTCTGCTAATAATTTAAATTCTTGTTTAAGACCTACATACAATCTTTTGTGAATTGCTGACATTACTCTTGAGCCTCTTTCAAGTAACGCAACTGTTGTACCGACTGCAGCTTGTTGATTCATATCGCCAACTTGCATATCAGCGATGGCCGCGAAACGTTGACTTGCATCAACAACTATACCCATTAACTGAAGTAAAGTTTGATCAGGTCCTTTGAAAGGTAAAGTCATAAACTGATCTTTAATATTTCCGCCAGGGGCATCTACATCTCTAAACTCACCAGGTTGTAATGGTTGTGCATCATCTCTAACTCTAATACCTCTAGATTTAAATCCAGCTGGTAAGTTTGCTAAAGTTCCTGCATCTAGTAATTGTCTTAGAGCTGCTGTTGCAGTTCTAGTTAAACCACCAATCATATGAATTAAACCAAAACCATAAAAACCAGTTCCAGGTAAAAATTTAAACTGAACAAAATAATTAATTTTATTTTTTCTTGGATCTTGTTGATTGTAATTTCTTCTAATAGATAAAACTTTTTGATTTGATTGTGCGATCGTTACAACGTAAGGTAATTTAATTCCTGTAGGTTCTCCATCTTCACCCACATCTTCATAACCATCTAAATCTAAATTAGTATGTATTTCAAATAAAGTGTATTGATCTTCGTTTCCATCTTTAGAAATTCCTTCAAGACGTAATTTAGTATCTTCTAATTGATTTTCTGTAACGGGAGGTTCACCTAATTCTACATCTCTATAGAATCCACTTACTTGTTGTTTTCTTAATTCGTTTTCTGAAATTTTAATTACTTGTACAATTGCTTCTGCATCTTCTAAGGAATTTGCAGAGTAAGGTACAATTAAATCATCCGCTGGAACAAATTTTGAAACGGCTCTTCCTAAAAGAGCGTCATAATAAACTTTCTTAAAAGTTGAGCCGCTTAGAGGGAGGTAAAATAACATTTGATCAAATTCTGGTTCATATTCTTTCATCTGATCCATAATTTGCCAGTTCATAAAATCTTTTACACGTTTAGCTTGTTCTTCTTTAGGAATATTTACGTCTCCTAAAATTTGTGTTCTAACTGGACCATCAGCTGGTAATAATTCTTTATAAGCTTGCGCTTGAAATTGTGTAACCGCTTCAGCAAGTACAGGGTGGTTAACGCCCGATGCACCTCTGAAAGGTTCTGTTCTTCTTTCGTATTTAAAACCTAAAAGTTCTAAACCGTTTCTATAAGTTTCTTCCCAATCACCTCTAGATTCTTTGTATTCTGTATATTGATCAAATAATGTATTTCCTAAAGGTTCTAAAACATTATCGGGCATTGTTTCAGCCAAGTTTGCAAAATGATCTTGTTCAGGATCTATTGCCGATTCGTTCGGAGCAAAAGAAACTTCTGCGCCACCTTCTTCATCCATTGCAATTTCTACAGGACCTGTAGGAGTATCTACAACTTCTGCTTTTTCAACTGTCTCTACAATCTCTTCTTCTGGAATTGCTTTAGGATCTATATTGGGTAATGATTTGTCTATTTCAGCCATTTTGCTATTCTACCTTCTTTTAAATAATGATTCAACACCTGACTGACTGATATCAGGGATTTCTATTATTGTCAAACTTACATCAGCGTCATCTTTAATATGACCTCCCTTGGCGTTTTTCTTACGCCCTTTAGGATCAAAATTCATTAGCTCTACTGTTTGGTCTATTTTTTTAGCTCCTTCAGGATTAGCCTCTCTCATAAATCTTGCAAATTCTTCTGCCACATTTGGATCTGAGATATTAATAGTTCCTGTGTTTTCAATTCCTTCTAAAGTCTTCGTAGGTTTAGATAATTTTTTCATTTTACGCATTTTAGCCATATTACCCATTACAACATCTACCACAGCTCCATAAATTTTTATTTGAGTTCTTTGATCTAAATCTTCATAAAGCATATTATTAAAAGCTTGGGGATTGTTTTCAACCAATGCTTCTGCTGCCATTTGGGCATCATATTTATAATCTCCTGTTGGAAAAATATCATCAACTGCTTCTCTAATTTTAACTGGGTTTTCCCAAATTTCAACGCTTTCTGTACTCATCTTGACGCCTTTGGGCAACATTGCTTTTATTTCAGCCTCGGACGCTGTAGGAAATTGACCTCTTAATTCTATTTCGGCATCAGACGCTACGTTTGCTAATTTTTGTCCTTGTTCTTCCATAGGAGTGAGACGAGGATTTCGTAAATTAAAATCTTTTATAGCTTGCGCTGTTTCTTCTGCTTCAATAACATTTTGTGGTCTTTTAATTTCATTAGCTGTTGTAATAGCGTCTTCTCCATATTTATTCCAAATAGATCTAATGGCTGACCATAATCCTTTTGGCATTCCACCTTTAAACATTCCAACACGTCCACCTGCTGCATAACCTCTTTTTCTTTTAATCCATTCTTCTAAATTACCTATACCACCTTCAATAATGCCTTCTTCCCAATCTTTACTATAATCGTCAGGTCCCATAGGTCTATAAACTAATTCCGCTTCCAGTAATTCTTTAGATTTCGGACCAGCTTCCATATCCGTAGTAATTTCAGCACCGGCTCTAAATCCAGTATCACTTTCAAAGTGAACCTTAGTATCTCCTGTACCTAGGTCTACTTGTACATCAATGTCTGGTTTGTCCGGGTGTTTATAAGTTCTAACTCTGTCCGACTCACTAACCATCGTTCCTTCATCCATAACTCTTTTTATAACCGCTTCGTAAAACTCAATTCCTTTTTGCATTGTGTTATCTGCGGCTTGCGTAATTCCTTCACGGACAGCGGCTGGTTTAAATACATTAATGTATTTAGCAATCATTGGCATTGAAGCCAGACCAATTAATCCTTGTATAAAAGCTCGTCTATTCATCTCTATTAAAAAAATTGTATATCATACCTTCTTGGTTTTGATAGTTTTTATAAGCATCATATCCAGTTAGCCCTAAAGATAATGCAAGTCCTGGTAATCCTAAAAATCTTGAAGCTCCGGCAATCATTCTTGGACTCATTCCCATTCTTAAAATTTTACTGGTTACTCCAGGTCTAGCTTGACCTACGTTTTGTAAATTAAAATAATTTCTTAAACCTTCTGCCATTGTTCTTTTCGGTGCATCTCTAATAACTCCTGCACCTTTAGATAAAGGTTCCATAAAAGTTAAGCCTAAAGCCGGACCCAATGGATCAGTTAATACATCGGTCATTGTTTCACCTTCTTCTAATCTTTTAGCCGAAAATGGTACTTCAAATAAAGCTGTCATTGCTGGTGTACCAAAAGTTGTTAAAACAGGTCTTAAAGCTCCGGTAATTCCTAAAGCAGATCTCGTTCTGCCTCTACCTAACTCTCTAGCTTTTTTATAAGCTCCAGGAATTTCTTGTGCAGAAAAACCTAAAGAAGTTCCGGCAACCGTCTTGACTGGATTTTCTTTAATCCATTCGGTTAAAGTTCCTTGACCTGCTTTGTCATCATTTAAAGGATTAACAAATTCTCCTAATTCTTTATTGTAAGTTAAAGCTCCAATTGTTCCTACACCTGCCGCAACTCCTGCTACAATTTTTCCTGGTGTCCCCAGTTTTGGAAAAAGACTTAAAGCTCTTTGAGCAAAAGTTTTTAATTTAGGATCATTAAGTTTTCCAATATCATTTAAAGTTTGTTCAGGAGCATTATCAAAAGCCAATTCCATTTGTCGAGCACACCCATCTCCAACGCTTCCGCCCGATGCCTTTCCTAAACCAGATGCCTTTCCAAAAATAGAACAGATTAGTCCCCCTTGTGTAGCTCTACTTATTAAATTTTCTTTAATTCCTTTTAAAAATTGTTGAGGAATAATTCCTTTTTCTTGTTTTAGGGCTGCTCGTAAAGAAGAAACTAAATCT